CCATTTATCTTTGTATTTCTTTTTTGCAAAGACCATATAGTTGTACATAAATCTATCTCTACCATCATCTAATTTAGATTTAGAACATAAAGCTAGACAAGGTGGTCCATCATTAAACTCTGGATTTGTACCAACTAAAATATTTCTATGTGTTTCATCAACTAGAAAATCTAATTTTGTTTTATTTGTTTTTGATCTGTTAGCAAAACCGACAAACTGTTCTAATGAAAGTTTATTATTATCTTTGTCGACTGCATATCTTTGTGTGTCACCATTATTATAATATGGTAAGTTAATAAAGTTACCTGGTTTTACGTTGCCTTTGTCATCTTTCTTTAGTTCTTTCTGCTTTGGAAAAATTTCCGTGGTAGGTTTTAACCCTAGAGGCAGAAGAAAAGATTTTAGTGCCTCTATTAAATCTGTTGTTGGTATTGGTTCCTCTAAAAATAAATAACAATGTAGTCCACCACTTTTTGATAGTAGTGGCACAATTGGAAGTTTGTATTGTTGAAATAGTGCTAAATATTTTCCTGTGTTAAAATTTTTGTAATTTTTTGGATCTATATCAATGCAGCCAAACTGTGCAGTACCATCTAATCTACAAGGTTGTATACCTATTGATATCTTTCCGTTGATGTGATTCTCATAGTCTTTTGGTGTAACAGGTCGACCAGACCATTCGTAATCAGGTTTTAATTTATTTTTTTCAGCGTCTAAAGTAGCTTTGGACATATCGGCGATACCGAAATCCCCATCATAACCAGAAAATAATTTTATAAACTCATTCACCATAAAGATCCCTTGTTAAGGCCGGATCCAGTCTCCCATCACCGGCCTCACTTTTCCTAGCTAGAAACTAGTAATTAGCTTTATCCTCTGAAACTGTGGCAGTTTTTTGCTGCGAGTTTTTTAATGAGTTATAAAAATCACGGGCCATTTGGTATAGTCCAACATCATCAACTTTCTTGACCATAGTTATATTGTAACCGTGCCAACTAAAGCTGCTGCCTGCGTTCTCTACAGATCTTAGTCTGTATACTCTTGAAAACATAGGTGCTGGAATAGACTTGCCAGTTTTTGGATCTGTTTCAAATTGATCTTCCATCAATGAGTTCCATCCTCTACTGACTTTTAACTGAGTAGACTTCATCGTCATTAAAGCTTTCTCAGGTCTTTCACCGTTTATAATAACAAAGTGATTTGCAGTTTTGATAATTTCATTACCATTTGCAAGCACATCTTTGTTACTATTATTTTGAGTAGTGTCCTTCATAATTTCAGGACCTCTATCATTACTGATAGGTCTACCTTCTCTTCTCTCAAAAGGTGCCCACTCTGGGTAAGTCATTTTATAGAATACAGGTATAACCTCTATTCCTTTCTCACCATTGTACAGTTTTTTCGTGACTGTATTATAAAACATACCAGCTTCTGCCCCATCGACATATTTGGAATGTTTCTTTTTTGTTTCGTCCGAACCACTTTGTAATAGTTTTAAGAAAGGTAAGGCTAAATCACCTTTATCCATATTCTCTAGACCCATTCCTGAGTCTGCTACAAAGTCAAGTTTTGCAATTGCTCCACTTTGTTTCGTCGTAACGTTTCCTGTTTCTTCGCTCATATTATTTGCTCCTTGTTATTTTTGTTTTGTTTCCCTTAAACAGATTAAAATGTTCAGAGGGCAGTTCCTCGTTTTTCTCGGAACGCTCTCTGAACAATGCTTTGAGTGTCATAGGTTCGACTTTCAACTTTTGAGTTGGTTCCAAACCTTGACCTCGTGCAAGGTCAGCATATGTTGCCGCCTTGTTGTCTTCGCCACGACCAAAGGAAACAGTAACCTCATTTTTAATAAGATCACCCAGGCCGTGCTCTCGAAGCCAGTTAAATGCGCCTTCTTTTTTATCTAATGGTATTGTGGCGCTATAAACCTCTTTTACTTCTATTGCAGATCCATCAGCAAGTTTCATTGTTTTTAATTTTAATGCTTGCATAATTTCTGGTATTGCAATGTTAGAAATTTTGTCTGCTTTTTCTTTTTTCAGTTTTAATCTCTCTTCATCATTTTTTATTTCATCCTCTAATCTTTGTAATTCTATAACTAGAGTTGATAGATTTTCAACACCGGTAAGATTATCTACATCTTGTGGTGCATCTTCTATAAACATTTTTTCTAAATTATTATCCATTTATATCTCCTTTCTCGTATAAATTAATTTCTATTGGATAGTATTTTCTTTCTTGTTTGTCCCACTTTAATACTTGGTATTTACCGTTTGTTATATCTGATACAATAGAACACGCTACACCTATTATCGCAGGATCTCCAGTAAGTAATAAATAATCTTTTGGTGTATACTCTCTCAATCCTTGTCTTAATTTCATAATTAATGGACCAGGTGAAAAAATTATTTGAGATAATTCTGGTAGTAAAAATTTAAAATTACCATATTCAGCAGCACCTAAAATATTAATTTTTGGTTTGCCTTCTTTTGTACCAGCAATCTCTTGTATCACATATACTTTACTTCTTTCTGACATTGACAACACTATAAACTTTGTGATATAAAAGTCAATAGAAAGATGAAATATAAGTTTAAAACTAAACCTTACGCACATCAACTAAAGGCATTAGAGATGTCTTGTGATAAAGAAGTGTTTGCGTACTTTATGGAAATGGGGACAGGTAAATCAAAGGTCCTTATTGATAACGTGTCTATGCTTTATGATAAAGGCAAGATTAATGGCGTTGTAATTGTGGCACCAAAAGGTGTTTATAAGACTTGGTATGAAACTGAAATACCAACACATATGGCTAATCATATTGAATATGAGGCAGTATTGTGGCAATCCAACATTAATAAAAAACAAGAAAAAGAATTATCTAAACTGTTCAAAACAGGTCATCAACTACACGTGTTAATTGTAAACGTAGAAGCACTGTCTACTAAAAAAGGTGTAGACTTTGTGGCTAAATTTATTAGTTGTCACGAAACGTTAATGGCCATTGATGAGTCTACTACAATAAAAAATCCAGATGCAAAAAGAACTAAAAGCATATGTAGGTTGGGTAGACTTACAAAGTATAGAAGAATATTAACCGGTTCTCCTGTAACAAAATCACCATTAGATTTATATAAACAATGTGAGTTTCTTGATCCCTGGCTACTGGGACATCAGTCTTATTATAGTTTTAGAACACGATATGCAGTGATGAAGACTGCAAATTTTGGTGGTAGGTCTGTGCAGATTGTTGTTGGTTATAAAAATATACCAGAGCTATCTGATAAACTTACAGGATTTTCTTATCGTGTATTAAAAGATGATTGTTTAGATTTACCAGCAAAGACTTACACTAAACGTGTAATCCAACTCACAGATGATCAAGAGAAACTATATTTACAAATGAAAAAAAGTGCTTTGGCTGTAATGAATAGTAAGCTTAGTACAACGGCTACTGCTATGACTCAACTTATGAGATTACAACAGATAACTTGTGGTCACTTCAAAGCTGATGATGGTTCTATACAAGAAATAAAAAATAATCGTATTGTAGAACTTATGAACACACTAGAAGAGATACAAGGTAAAGTTGTAATATGGGCACATTGGAGGAACGATATAGCAACAATAGTAAAACATATTAAAGAAGAGTATGGGGATAATTCTTTTGTCACTTATTTTGGTGATACATCAACAGATGACAGACAAAAAGCTATTAAAAAAATACAAGACCCTGAAAGTCCTGTTAGATTTATTATAGGGACACCGCAAACAGGTGGTTATGGTATTACACTTACAGGTGCATCTACTATGATTTATTATTCTAATGGATATGATCTTGAAAAAAGAATGCAATCAGAGGCTAGAATAGACCGTATTGGCCAAAAACTGCCAATGACTTACATAGATATTATGTGTGAAAAAACTGTGGACGAAAAGATAGTTAAAGCTTTGCGTAAGAAAGTTAACATAGCTACACAGGTTATGGGTGAAGAATTAAAGGCTTGGATATGATTGTATTTAATAGAAACGACGGTGCAGACATACAAGAACAACTCACATATTTAAATAGTCTACCACAATATAAACTGTTTAGATTAAGAGCTGTAAGAGAGCAAATGAAAACTTATGACTTTTGGAATGAAAAATGTATTATTGAATTTAAAAAACGTACTTGTAATCACGATACTTTTCCTGATTTTATATTACAAAAAGATAAATACGATATGAATATGGAACTTGCTAAAAAACACAATATATCATTCTATTATCAAAATAAATTTGCAAATGGTAAAATATGGGAATGGGACATTACAGATATGGTTGGGAGAAATGATTTACCTAAATTAATAAATAAAGAAATGAATCGACACACCTACGTTGATAATCCTAATAAGATAATAAAACAAGTTTATATGTTACGATTAGATCAGGGTTACGAAATTTAATTTATAAATAAATTAAAAAGACCTACAAGCGTTAATATTGTTGTAAATGCGCCGCCAATAATCCAATAAATAACTGTGTCTGTTTTCTTTTCTAGTTTTCCTACATCTTGATGTAGATGATCTATCTGTCTTTTAAATCCTTGTACATATCCATACAAAGACACTAAGTGTTCGCCAGTTGTTTTTGGTGGTTTACCGTTTGGCATTTTTAATAAAAACTCCTTTTATAAAAAATTGTATTGTTCTATAGACAAAGGTCCAAGCAGTTTTTAAATTTCGTTTTCTACCTGTTCCAAATGCAACATAGTCTTTAAATTCTTGATAATGATTTTTAGCTTTTCCTTCATCAATCGCTTTTTGACCATAGTATTTATAGCCCCTTCTCACTGCTTCACCCCACCACGTTCTGTGTAAATTTTTAACGCACCAACGAACAGCTTCTCTTTTTGTTTGTGGTGTAAACGCTCCTGAGTTAACCGCGTGAGTTGCAATAACACAGCCGCCGCCCCCACCCGATGATCCGCTATCACCTGTCGTACCGCTTTGTTGTACATCAGTATCTCTACCTCTTCCAGAGGATGTTGGACCAGAGGTATCACTATCATCGCTACCACTATCACCTGTAACAGCATCTGGTGCAGGTGATGGAGTAAAATCAGATATTGATTCTGTAGCTAATCCTGCTTCTACGTCTGCTTCATTAACAGTGTCTTGAAATCCTGAACCTGATTCTGTTTCTCCTTGATCAAAAATTTGTTCTGCAGGAGTTTGTACTTGTGGAGTATCTATTTCACCAATATCATCAAACGTTTGACCCTCACCTAAAGTTAAAGCTGTGTTTATTGGATCTGTAGTTATTACAGTTGAAGGAGTGTCCTGTATGTTTGCAAATTCATTTTCTGCTGCATCTACACCTGGATCTCCACCTTCAAATAATCCCGTGTCTGGATCCATAGTTAATTGTTCTGATACAGATTCATCTGGAGTTAAAGCTCCAACAATAGCTTTTCCTACTTGAACTGTAGGTGATAAACCTACAATATCTGTTAGTGTTGTTGCTGGTTCAGGCACTGGAGCTAAACCATAAGCATTTGCATATTGTTGATCAACAAGCAGTTGCTCTTCATTATCTAAAAATTCATATTCACTAGGTGAAGTATTATAAGTTCTTGCATAAAATTCTTGCGGTGTTTCTATAACTCCTTGATTAATTAAATCTGTCGATGTTCCTGATAGATCTAAAGCAGGAACAGTTGTGGGTGCATCTGTGTAGTCTACCTGATCTATTGTTGTAGGTGTTGTAAGATTACCTAATGTTCCTATTGTGCCGGGTGTATCCACTGCACCTGCATCTTGAAAAGTCGTATCTAATGTTGGATCTGTTACTGGATCTGTAATGACCCCTGTTGCCTGACTCTGGTTACCTACATTTACTAACGTGTCTACAGCTCCAGGTATCTGTGCTGTGTCTGTTGTTGTGGGTGTGTCTAACATAGGTAAACCACCACTATATAATTCATATAAATCTGAAATGTAATCATAAGACGTTGGATCAAATTGAACACCTTGAAAGTCAGGAGCTTGTGCCAATAATTGTGGGCTTGTATCTGTAGCTGTTCGTAAACCAGTTACATCAATTTGTGGGTCTACTTGTGTTGGGTCTATAATTAATGATCGTAGTCCTGTGTTTTCTGCCATTATGTCAATCCTCTTTGTCTAAGTCTTATTTGTTGTTCTTGTGGTGATAATAAAGCTTGTTCAGTTGGTGTCAATCCTGTTTGTGTAACAGGTATATTATTTGTTGCTAGTGCCTGGCTGCTAACTTGTGGTGTCACTGGTAAAGCTGACTGTCCTTGTGGATTTGTATCTGGTAAAAAGTCTTCTACGTTTAGATAGAAATCATCGTATAAAGTTAATTGGTCCATAGCAGATTGTATGGCTCTTAGCGTAGGTTCTGCTTCTAGATAAACGTTTGGTATTCCAG